GTAGTATATGTGTAAACAGAAACACCCGTCTCAACAACAGACAGAGTGCCGTTTGCCAGACTGCCGCTTCTCTCTTCGGGAGTTCTGCCAAATACAAAGTCACCCAGATATACGCCTGCAGACTGCGCAGAAATGATGCCAGTGGGGACGAAATACTGAGTTGCACCAGCTTCATCCACATACATCTTATCGTAAACCTCAATCTCAATGCCGTAGCCGCGCAGGTAGCTCAGAACATCTTCCTGGCGCAGACGGATACCGCCCTGATATGCCACGATACCCAGAACCTGTTTCTTGGTGTCTTCAGCGTTCAGAATCATTTCGAAAGTCTCAGTATTCATGGTAAATCTGGACAGGGAATAGCCGGTTTTCTTGGCAAATTCACGGCGAATTCGAATTAGATCTTCCAAAGGAGTTGCGGTAGCCGCTGCGTTCCACATATCCTCACCAGTCAGTTCAGAGAAGTGCTTCTCTTTGTACTCTGCGCCGTTATCGGTAGTGTAATCAATGTTGTATGCTTTATCATTGATTTTGACGGTAATCTTAGGAACGCCATCGGCGGGCGCAAGCAGCTGCCAAATCATACGCTCTGGAACCACTCTTGCGCCATCAATCAGCATCATAGGGCTCTTCATAATTTCACGCAGGACCTGATTAGCCAGGCCAGAGTTTTCGGCCGCTGCGTAGTTTGCATAATCCTGTTCCTCGCGCTCAGTTACCATGTAACTCTCACGGAAGAAAGGCATCTCATTCTGGATATCGGAGAATCCGATACCGTCTCTCAGAGGTGCCTGCGCATCAAAGTTAGATGCTTTCAGGGATACGGGCAGACCATGACTACCCTTGATAAATCTCAGGTCCAGGCCTTCCTGTTTTCTGGTGCCGAACTTAGAACGGCCCAGGTAAGGCGGTGTGCCCAGAGTCTTAACGTAGTTATTCCATGCCACCCCCAGCGCTCTCGCTGTAAAAGCTTCTTTCAGACTTAATGCCATAGCATTTCACCTCCTAATTAATCAAAAAAAGTAACACGGGGAGTTGCTGCTTTTGCGGCTTCACTCACGGTTACTCCGGTCTCAGTCAGTTTTGCATTGTCAATGGAACCCTGATACACATAGGTTCCGGGTGCATCTCCCTGAGTTACATCTACATCATGAAGCAGATAACCCAGGCAGGTTGCATCATCCGCGGGATACGGAGTGCCAGCCTTAACAATCATGTTGCCATTGCCATCATCTGTACCCATACTCTGCTCAACCACACACGCAGCTGCTTCGTAAGGGAAATACTTCAAAATAGTTTTGCTCTGTGTAAACTCTCTTGTAATAGGCTTACCCATTCTTCTTTACCTCCTGATTACTTCAATAAATAAAAATCCTGTGCGGTTTTCTCCGCAGCAACAGAACCAAATACTATGGTTTCTGCATTTTTAACATCGTCAGTCTTTTTGTCTCCGGGGTCTCCACCACGGCCACCGCCAGGATTTGGGGTACCATCCAGTAACTCCTTCTCCTTTGCCGCTGCCGCCGCAGTTTCTTTTTCGGTAATGATCTGGCCCAGAACATCAAAATCAAACGTGCCATCGTCTTTCACAATTTTTCCAGCCTGTTCTGCTGTAACTTTGAACTTTTCAATGGCTGCGCTCTTACGGTCTGCAAGCATCTGGTTTTTTTCCAGTTCTGCGATTCGGTCATTTGCCGCCTGAAGATCTCGCGCTGCCTTTTCTGCATCACTAAGACCCTGACTCTGCAGCTCGTCGAGTTGTCTCTTGTACTCATCGGACTGCTCAGCCTTTGCCTTGTAGCCATCTGCACGGTCTTTTTCTTTCTTGGTCTCGGCTCCAATCTGGTTCAGATAATTGGTAATCTGCTCGTCAGTCGGCTCCGTAATTCCAAAACCGATAAGATTCTGTTTTGCCTGTTCTCTTGTCATATCATTACCTCCATTTGCACACGCTTTTGATAACGCAGGTCGCTCCTGCTGTGCATCTCTCATTTAACGCATGAGTGCTTTTTTATAAACAAAAAGGCAGCCGATTACTCGACTACCTCTGTTTGCTGTGTTTCAACAATTACCGGTTCTTTTTCTTCTTCCGGATAAAGAAGTTCCATTCTTTTTGCGCTTTCCAAAGCCACCTGCTCCGGATCACTGAACAAATCAATGGTCTTAATTGCCCGCTTATAGTGAACACCACACGCAAGCAATATCTGAAGCACTTCGGCTTTGACCAGCATATTGTCGGCTTTGTTATGATTAATGTGGATTTCAACATCACTCGGCAATAACGTAAAGCTTTTTTCGATTCTTAACCGGTTAAGGATAATCTTCAGCGCCATTCGCTCAGCCTTTTTAAGAATAGGCTCGTTAATTGCGGTTCTGAGTCCGGCATCAAAATGCCCGTTTCTAAGAGATACCGCACCTTGCGTATCGCCACCAGTATTGTTATTACTGCGATTTGCCAACCCCTGAATGCTTAAGAACTTTTCAAACAAGTCATTAAACACGACCTGGCCTTCTGTCTGGTTAAGCTCGTGAGTCATTACGTCAACATCCGCTTTGTTTTCACCGTTGTTAGATTTAACAACCAACGCGCCCTCAAGCCGCATTTTTGCAAACTCAGTCTGATCTACTTCGCAGTTCACAAACTTTATCCACGCAGACACAAATTGCTCAATGCCGTTGATGCGGTCAGACTGAAGAGTGTTAATAGCGTCTGTTATGCCAATCGTAATTTCAGTATCAGACAGGCGGCGCGAATTATTGGGGTATTCCACAACCGGAATCGCACCATTGCCGTTAATTTTTGTTTCAACAATCTCCCAATCTATGATTCGAAAACACTGGCTTTTTGTAAAGCAGAAGTATTCCGTCTTTCCGTCTTCCGTTTCGCTGATCTGACAGGAAAACGCCGGTTTTTTGCTACCGGCAAAATATACCACAAACGTATACAGAGGATTTTCAGACCGCAGTTCAAACCCGCACTCGTCCAGAAGCTCGTCTCCGTCTTCATTCTTGGCAATGAACCGATACGCCGTTCCGCAGATACTTCTCCACCGGCAAATATCAATGTCGCATTCCTGTTTGCTCTCGGAATCCATAATTATGTTTAACTCAGTAATTTCTTTGGACTTTTTATCATCCGTACCACGAAGAACATATTGGATAGGCTCTGCGCAGATATCCGCAACCTTCCGTTCCACCAGTTCGTAGGCCAGATTCATAACAATCTTGTTGTTGATTTCAGGCCGTGTAACCTTTTTGCGGTACAAAATTGGTTGGTCGCCTCGATAATATCTGTCCAGATAATCAATCTCTCGCGCATTTGCCTCGTGCACAGGCAGAGCCTTTGCCAACTCATCCAAGATGTTTTCTGCAGTTATAACTTTTTGGTTTGTATAAATAATCCGCCTTCCAAAGTGGCAATCGCACACTGCGGTAAACGGCCTATAATTTTTTCCGGGATATCTATACATTTGACACCTCAATAGAATGTTTTTGCGGAGCTGCTTACTCTGGGTGGAATAGGCTTAATAAAGGTCTCTTGAGTATCAACATCAAAAACCACCCGTTTGTTGCACTTTCGGCAATTTACCAAAACAGGAATCTTTGATTTTCCGTCCCAAGTCGCAACCTTCCGTCCGCACGAGGGACAATATATAGTTTTAGGTTTCATACCCCACCTGCTTTCTGAACAAGAAAAAGCACCAGCTAGGGGGCGCTGGTGCTTTCCGATAGGAGACTCTACAAATGAACGAAAAAACAAATTGCTTGTTTCTCGATTGTAACTGTAGCATATTTCGGCGGGACATATGGGACAACTTACGTGAGATATCTGTGGAAGGCTTTTTTTACGCTGTCCTCCGTATTGCCTCCACCAACTACATCTGCAACCTCATTCCATGTTTTACCATCCACAACTCTTAGGCGGATAATATTTCGGATGTGGCTGTCCGGAATAGACCTGACAAACTTTTCGATTTCGTTTATCTGCATCAAAAGCTCAAGCTCCAACGTTTTAAGCAAGCTTTTTCTCTCTGCCAAAATGTCTTTTTTTACAATCAAGTCCATTTTTTTGGCATTGTACTCGCCAACAGGAATCCCTTCGATGTTAAATCCCTGCTCCCCGCCGGCACCTCCGTAAACTTTATCTTTTACAGTCTCCCCGGCTTCAATTTCCGCTATTCTCTGTTCCAGATTTGGAATCTGTCTCTCCAAAATGCCAATTTTTTTCCGGAGGTCGTTAACTTCAATCTTCAGATCTGCGTATTGCGTTAATACTTGCTTAGTAACCATAGCTGCTATAACCTCCTCTAAAAGGATTTGTGGTTGCTTTAGCGATTGAAACAACTCCACTTCTCATTTCATTTTCAAACAAAGCCAACGAATCTGGTGCATCATCGTGTTTTACTTTTCCACTTCTTGTCATTGTTGTAAGCTCTTTCATGAACTTGTAATACGGACTACTCCTGTCCATTTTTTTAAAATCTCGGAAATAATAATCACGAATAATGTTATCCCTTGCGTTTTCCATTCTTGTGATTTTGTTTGCGCAATTAAACTTATACCTCGCACTACATCTTCCGCCTTGACTTTCCACAAGTTGCATAACATCTCGTCCAAAATATTCACCGGCGCTATTGCTTTCAAAAGTTACTGTTTTTACATTGTGCTTAATCAACATGTTTGCACACTCTGGCTTTGTGAATTGCGTGCCAGCATTGTCAAACACAACGTCAACTATATACACTTCATTTCCGTAAACATACCCAACCGGCATTGAACAGCTATCGTCTCCTTTGTCCGCGCTGTCACATGCGGCCATAATTGCATCAGGATCTCGGTCAACAGGCAATTCCTCAAAATAATTTAGGTCTTTTTCCGGGAACATCCTTCCCTTTGCTTCAAAGGGATTTTGCTGAAATTCGGATTCCCAAGTTTCTTCTGTGACCAACAATCTTTCTTGCCGGTAATATTTAGTTGTAAATATCTTTTTTCCGTCTTTTTCAATTTCCCAATTACTTTCATCCGTGATCGGATCAAGCGCAGGTATTGCAACTTCTTTCCACCTCCAGCACATTTCATCGGCCTTGTTTTGAAGATGTGTTATAGGGTCATATAAACTGTATTTTGTGCCTTGGATAATGATAGGTGTACCTTCAATTCTTCTGCCAAGAACGTCATCTGTAACTTTCTCGCACAAAAACTCAAGTCTATCTCTATTTCTTGCTTCTTCGTGATTTTTAACACAGTCATCAATGTATAAAAGCACATTTGCTTCTGTGTTACCAACAATAGAACCGTCAATTGGTCTACAAGTAAAAGTCGCAAATCTTCTTTTTTTACCAAGATGTATTGTTAACTCATCTGCGTTTTGCCCTACTTTTATAGCGTCTGGAAAAACATCAAGGTATCGTTGATACATTTGAGCATCGTCAAAAGTTTCGTTTATTCCGCCAAAAAACGATTTTACAAGTCCTTCTCCTTTTCCAGTTGCAAAAATACATCCATCCGGTTTATTTCCACCCATCATAAGACTTAATCGCAACCCGGAAGTAGTTTTTCCTGTTCTTTTTGGCTGTGAAACCGACAAAAAATCTAATTTTCCATCATAAACTTCTTGGTAAGCATTTAAAATACTGCTTAATGTGTGTTTTCTTGGGTAATAAAACCTTTTTGCTTGTTCTGTGTCAATTTCTATGTATTCAAAAAATGCTTTTACATCATAAGGCGCTTGCATTCTTAAAAGGTCATAATACCAATTTAATTCGTCATACCCTTCGCCGTGTTGTTGTGAATGTCGTTCAAGTTCGAATATATCGCCCCCGGCAGCGCTTATTATGTGATTGTTCAAGATATTTTTTGCTTTTTGAGCCAACGCCAAGCCCGTTTCTATGTCCTTATCTTTATAAAAAGCCCACTTTACTGCCTCGACATAAGCTTTTGCAACATCTTTATCAATCCCATTTTTCGATATATATCCCTCATACCCGGCAACCGCCTTTTGCAATTCAACTGATGCCATAAAAAAAGCAGCACCTCCATTTCTGCGTAAAACAAAAATAAAAGTGCCGCTCCACTGTTACCTACACCCGCTTGTGTAAGCCAATTATTTAGTTACTTTTACCATCGTAATAAAATCCTGTTGCCTCGTAAAACTTCTTTGCATAAATCACGTAGGTAAATGCCTTACTTCCCTTTCGTTTAAATGCAATTCCCCAATCTACAAGACCTTGCTGTAGCATCAATCGAACAGTTTGGCAATCCATATTCAACGCTTTCGCTGCTACCGCAACAGGAATTTTCCCCTTTTCAAAAGTCAAAGCTTCCACATGCTTTCTCCTTTTTTTGAGATTATTATACCATGTAAACTTTATCTTTGGGGGCTATTTTCCCTCTCTCCTTGCCTTTTTCATAACTTTTAATAAAAACCGTTTTACCGCTTTTATAGTGCCTGTAATGTCCTCTCACGCTCCAACAAGGACATTGTATTTGATTCGTGCCTTGTCCAGAGGAAGCCAAGCCATTAGCACTTACATATTCCACAATTTCATCAAGCAAGAAAATCTTATTATGTTTCTTGTTTTTGCGTTGTTTCTTTCCTTCTGCCTCTAAATTTCTTTCAGCCCTATTCCTTGCAACGCGGCTTCTCGGAGCAGTCATTATATACGTCATTACGCGAATCACATAACCAACAAGGTCATATCCTATATCAAGATATGGCGATTCATCTTTACTACACAACACATCGTATCCACATTTTTTACTTTCGTTAAGTCTTATCTCGTAATAAGCCCCATGAACCCAATCTCCGTTTTCCCATTTTACGAATTCCAACATTGTTCCGTCAACCATTGGATTATAGTCCACTATCACAAACCAATAAGAATCTCCATTTGGCTTTTCTGGTGCTATCGCAAACTCATCAAAAATAAAGTTATCGAACTCGCCATGTAGTTCCATATCAAACATTTTGTGATCCTCTGGAACTTTTATTATATTCATACCCTCTGTACCGCCAGTTTCTTAATCACAATCCCATTCGGACCGGTAGTAATCAATACATCTTTCCCCGATTTCAGCAGTTTTGCCATTTCCTCAGATTTTTCTACCAACTGCAGCTGAATCTTTTTCGCGTCTGCCATATAAACACCTCACAGCTTAATAATCTGCTCCATATCGTAGTTGTCCCGGATGTGGTCAATGCACTCTTGCATTCTGACCCTCAAATACTCGTCTGTCATAAGGTCTGGATGTAAATTGTAAATCGTACAACTGCCAGTCTTCCCTTCTGCCAGAAACTTTTTGTAATTAAACATCACAGCAAACAGCGGAACCCGTGTATAACCCTTTGTCTGTCGCCTGATAATCCAATTCCCAATTCGCTTTATCATCTTAAATCGTCCTCCGCTTTTCGCTCGGTCTCAAAAAATTTCTCAACTTTGTCACCCAAAACCGCCGCACACAACGCCAAACAGCGTTCTCGGTTTACTTTGTCCGTACACTCACGGTTTGCATTGTAACAGCAAGTCAGTGACTCACATCTGCCATAGGTCATAGTTTTTTCAGTCTTCATTCACTCCCACCAGCTCTTTCGACCTTGCATACTTTTCGATAACCACATCCAGAGCGGTTTCCAAATCACGATTCTCTCTAGTTGCCTTGGCAAGACGCGCAACAAGAGTCTCATTCTGTTCGACCAGGCTTCTGCCGCTCCGTATACAACAGTCTCTTTCTGCAATGATAGCCTCGTGTTTTTTCTTCTCCTCATCAATCTCGGCAAGCAGTTCGGCCACCTGCGCCACCGCTGTTTCCCTCTCAGCTGTCCGCTGCTTTTCACTTTCCAGATACATGTCCGCCAATTCTTCAATCGTAAAATTCTCAGTCAACTCTTTCTTCCGTGCCGCAGTTTCACTCGTAGTCATGTCTATATACCCCCTTTGTTATGGATACATTTGCTATAATCAAATCAATCCGACAACCGCATCCTCAATAGCCTTATATCGTTCTGAATTAAGTTGTTCTAACAAACACTCAAAAGGATCCGTAGAATTACTCAACACCATTTTTGCGATAGCAGGACTAAAACCGCTTACCAATGCAACGCCCAACTCATTTTCTTTAACAGGAATTGTTCCTGTTCTGCCACAAATATTCCAGAACACCAAACGAGGCATTTTGTATCCATGGCTTGCATATCTTCTGGCAATATTTTCGAACAAGGTCTGATTAACTTTACCAGAACAAGAGCGGACACAAGAATTAAACTCCATATCGCTTAATATCAAGATGTTCTGAGGCAAATCTTCCTGAGACATTTTATTTCTGATTGCAGTTTCCAATACAAGGTCAAATACCGCCTCAATATTAGTATCTGCAACTTCATTGTGCCTGTAGGCAATTTCCAGTTTTTGTCTTAAATTCTTAGCTTTTCCAAAATCAACTAACTGGGGTCGGGAACTAAAGGTAATATAATTGTCTTTAAACTGTCCAGAGCTTCTTTCAGAAAAATAAATCGCCAAAGCATTAGCCACATCCAATGCAGTCACATTGGTATTCCCCACTTTGGCATTCATGCTCCCACTACCATCAGCTACAACGATTGTGTTGCCTGCCCCATTTACAAAATCCGGCAACGCTTTCCACAACTCCTCCAGTGTCGAATCATATTCTCGAAGGCGACAACGCCAACTCTGAGAGTCATTGTATTTATGCACAATGTCGTGCGGAAAAAGAACACCGGCGTTAATCTTGGTTTCGCCCTTCTGCACCCCTTCAAGGTATGCTCTGCGTCTTGCTTCATCGTTACGCAAAAATGCGTTATTATAAACCACATTAGCCCTGGAAGGTACTGCTGCGTAGTCAATTCCCCGCCATTCCTTCTTGCTCATGGACACTTCTACAACTTTCAGATAACCGCGAAGAGCAGACAACAGTCTTCTGTATTCTTTCTCAGTAGTCCCCCACTCTTTAACAAGAATTTTGGCCATTCTCTTTGTTTCATTGGAGGAAGTATTGCAGCTCGGCAACCATTTTGCCAGAAGTGAAATGGGCTTACCTTCTTTTGCGGCTTTTGCATCCTTGTAGAGCTGCTGTCTCATCATCTCCGCCACTTCATGAAACAGAGACGTTCCAAGCAAGCAGAGAACATCATCCCATCTGCCGTACTCCGGAACAAGGCTAAGAACTGCCCGGGCAACTTCTGTATGGTTAATCGCAAGATATACCATGCAAGTCCTAAACGTTCTGCGCTCCCCGATTCCCCCTCTGGCGTCGCGGCAATAAAACAGCCACTTCATTGCCAAAATTGGAGACTCATAAAACGCATTCGCAAATATTGAAGCGATTTCCTCCTCGCTTTTATTCCGAAGAGAGGCCACGTTAAAATTGAGATCTAACAGCGCTTTGCCAGAAGTCCGATACCCCAACGCGCCATTTTCAGTCAACTGCTTTTCGTTGTTCAAAGTTTCTTTCAAACTTTCCATAAACATTTTTTCTTCCTCCGAATCAAAATTTTTTATAACTTTGATTCCAAGACGGCTTTGGTGCTCTTAAGATTAACTGTCTCATGCAAGTAATTTGCTGTAACCGTCTTAAAAATCTAGCCAGGATGGCAGGACTCGAACCTGCGACAACGCCATTAACAGTGGAAAATAAATTTGCTGTGTGAGTCATATAATCACGACCCATTTTTCGCGCTCTACCAACTGAGCTACATCCTGGATGAAGTCGAAGGGGGTGGAATCGAACCACCGACACATAGCTTTTCCCATAAAAAAGGTTGCTGCATGTGCATTTGTCAAAACACTGATTTTTGTTGGCCATTGCTCTACCGACTGAGCTACCCTTCGTTTTAGCGGACCCTGAAGGACTTGAACCTTCGACCTTTTGATTAACAATCAACTGCTCTACCGACTGAGCTAAGGGTCCATAAGTGGGTGGCAAATGGACTGTTAGAAAAACCACCCACTGTTGCGATTCTTGTTTTGGTTAAAATACAGGAGAAAAAAAACCCATTACAGCCTTGAGTTACACACGGATGAACAACCGCAACAAAAACATCCGCTTCAGCCCCGTTTCCTGGAAGGGCTTAGAGCTACCGAGAGGACTCGAACCCCCAACCCGCGCATTACAGGTACGCCGCTCTACCAATTGAGCTACGGTAGCAGAGTTGCTAACAGGGATTTCACACGACACACACAATATGTTAGCAACTGTCCGCGAGGGAAGTGCTCGTCAGCACCGCGGACTTAAGGGCAGTTTCGGAGACTTCAATCTAACTTGCCCAGATCTGACCGAAGGCCTCCTTAATCGATTCCCGGGAATCGAACCCGGCATCTCTACCCGCAGGCAGCGTTTCATCCTTGAAACCTGCACCGAACCACATATAATTTAGAGGAGGAGTATTTATGGCCAAAGTGTCACGCCTCTAGCCGATACCATCCGGACGGTCCTGCACCGCCCTTAACTGAATCTCCAAGATGGTAAGAAAGGATCCACTATGAAAAACACACTCCGCATATTCCCAGGTTTATTTTGCAGACACCTCATTGTGCTTTTTCTTTGCAGCCATTTGTCCCGCCAACAATCATAGCCTGACAAGGTGTGTATTTACTTCTCTTCATGTTCGCTAAGTTTTTCGCCCAGCTCAAAAACCGCCTTTTTAATTTTTTAAAATTTTTCAAACGCCACTTCCTGACCCGTATCCCACGGATATATCTTTACTCCATGCGCTACATCTACCACCATTATCAGGGCGATTATCAATACGACACATCTTAGCTTCTTTCGTCTACCCAATCCACATCTCCTTTCACCAATCGCTCTAACCCGTTTTCTCTGTCGTCCGGAAATGCTACTTTAAATACCACATCCTCAAGAGCACCCGCCTCTCCAAACGCCCGATAAAGCTTCTCAAACTGAATCGCAAACCAATCTACCATCTCTTCATTCTCAGCCCACTCGCTTTCAACGCTTAGGCCGCTCTCCGTCAGAAATGCGTGTATAATCTCGTGACGTAAAACCTTCTTCCGGTACGTCTCTGCATCTTCAACTGTCCATTCGTCAGAAGGTTCCCTGAGTGATGCATTCAGAATTATCTTCTTACTGTATTGCTCACACAGACCTGACGCTTCCTTGAGCTTTGGATTCTCCTTCTCGCTCTGCTCCATGATCTCGTACGGTGTGCCCAAGATGTTGATTGTCATTCGATCACCCCTATTCTTTCGATAACATCCACTCTATTCCGCCAAGAATGTTTCTCTGATGCTCTGTCAGCGCTGCCTCTTCTAAAACCTCAATACGCTCCACTAATTTGTCGATTTGAAACTGCTGTAAAGCACAAGCAAGCATTAGCAACACAATGCAGATTAGATGTAGCAGTCTATTGTTGTCGTTCATGTGATATACCCCTTTTTTCTGTTTTCGGAATTTGGAGGGCTTAGTTAGCCCTTTTTGAGCCCCCATGTAGACCCCCAGGGCCTTTCCTACTGCCGGTCCGCAACTTTGCGCCCTTTTCGGCAACTATTCGCTAAAGTTTAGTTTTGCGAATAGTTATACCACAACATATTGTGTATTGGTGTATCTCACCACTATATATTGATTTTCGTATCGTTTATTCGGATTTTAGCATATTTTCCGGCACCTGATCTGCTACTACTGCCCCCAATCTTGGCAGTTCTGCAGCCGTCAGCGCCCTGTTACTGGTGTGTTCGCGGCTCACGCCTGGCAGATTGTAGCCGAATATCTTATTGAGCGGTATTGCAATAGCTGTCGGATGTTTCATGCTAATTAATTTAGCCAACAGACTTTGCTCTCTTTCATCCACTAATTTTTTGTGAATCTCTTGACTCTGAGAACTTAGCCTATTCGATTTATCGTAATTACCGCCCCAGTTTTCAATGACCTGATAAGGGATATTAGTTAATTTACTAAATCCATATATACTACATTCTTTCTCAAATCTATAGCACATATATATATAATAATCACATATATCATTTACCAAGTTATAATCATAACTATTATATGTACTACTCATAATAGCATTATCATTAGCTATATTAGTCTTTCTCTTCAACATATCCCTATCAATAAACAGATGACGTTGAATATAGATCATGCAGGCGTTCCAGACGCTCTGAGATTCTTTTCGCATGTCCTCGATACCGTTTTCTTCGCAGAACATACGCATATTCTTATCAATGTCGTTTTCGAACACTTCCACCGGTTCCCGATCTGCTGCCACTGTAACGCCTCCCTTCCTGGCTGAAATAAAAATACGCCCACTGCTAGATTATTAAAGTCTAACAGTGAGCGTCAATCATCAAATACATTTGCCGTCCTTGCTCTGGTTCTGGCTGTTCCGTTGATAGTGCCCTTGCTTCCCTCTCACGGCGTCCGGGAGGACCTGCGGAACTGGCCTTATGTTTTTGCGGGTATAGATTAACCGATGATGTGAGAAATGTCAACCCCCAATTATCCGCCACTTTTCCGCACATACGCCCAACTACACACGTATTAATATTAATATACCTTTACAGTAATATTACCTCAGGGGGATGCAGAAGCCTAGAGATGATATTATAATTATATATACCTGTCAAGTAATAATATAATCTTTTTTACCTTATAATGTTCTCTATAATTAATATTAATATAGGGGAAACCGGGGAAATTCAGATACGAGAAAAAGCGGGTAACAGGCTTTCCGGCCTCCCGCTGTCGATAGATTATTTTTGATTTGTCAATGTTCGCTCATCCCTGAGTATTCTTGCATTGCCCCCCTCGGCACTTTGACAATAACCGAAAAAAATATTTTTGTCAAGCATACGGGTTTTCTGGCGTTAGAGGATAGCGGCCCAGGCGGCAGCCGATCTCCGTATTGTGGATATGTGGATAACTTTTTTAAGCGTGGCGCGCCCTTGCGTTGTGGATAACTATGTGGATAGCTATGTGGATAACTTGTGGATAACTTTCCTGAGTCTCCGGTACTGGTTCGGCGTTATCAGTTCCAGCCGTGCGGCCCTTCCAGATCTCGCCGCAGCTTGTCCACCCTGGCGGCCCGTTCTGCAGGGGAAAATATGCCAGCATCAGGGCCATACACCCAAAGCGCGTTGTTAATATGCCGGTTAATCATCCAAACGTTGATAATTCTGGTCATGCTTTTGTGCCTCCTGTCGTTTTGCCAATTATACCAAACTACGGTTATAATCACAATCTGTATTTGCCTGTTAGAGCCAAAAAAGACCCTTAAGCGAGGATTTTATCATTGAGCGCAGAAAAACCGCGAGAACAGCCAATAACAGAAGATTTGGAGCATCCCTGCGGCGTGGGTTGACTGTAATTTATACCGTCTGCATTTCCATACGGTTTTAGTTAAACAGAAAAGACCGCCCGGAGGCGGCCAAATATAGTTATTTAATTTCCAAGTAATCTGTCGGGATTTTGTATAGCCGAATTTTCGGCGCTATTAAATTTAATAATATATTCACTGTTCAAATCTTGTGTTTTATGATATTCTAAAAAAAGAAAGGAGGATGAACAAATGGCAAATGTGTTTGATACAGCAAAATACATTTTAGAGAAATCCGGCGCAATGTCAACAATGAAGCTGCAGAAGTTGTGTTATTATGCGCAGGCTTGGTCTCTCGTTTGGGATGATTCCCCTTTGTTTGAGGAAGACTTTCAGGCTTGGGCAAACGGTCCTGTCTGTCCAGAATTATTCTACAAAACGCAAGGTGCATATTCCGTAAATGCCAGCGACGAATCCGGCGGTGAAAATAACTTAACAGAAGATCAGCAAGAAACTATAGACCGTGTATTAGAACACTATGGGGCGCACAATGCCCAATGGCTGAGCCAGCTTACACACATGGAAGATCCTTGGTTGTTAGCAAGAAAAGGCTTGCCCTCTGGTGTCGGTTGTGACAGAATAATTACCAAAGAAAGTATGGCGATTTACTATGGCGGCCTCTAAGAGAAATAAGCAAATTAAGCAGAAACAAATTCCAAAAGGGAATGTGATTGGTCAGGTTGGGAATCCTGACCAATACTATTCAGAAAATCCCGCTTGGAGCTTCTCAAACATTGATCAAGATATGTGGTCGTTTACACAACAGCATATCGGGGATTTTATTTGGACAGAAATACTCCCTCGCTTGAAATCCTTAGAGACTCAAACTTGGAGTGAAATCCTTGTCAGAGACAAAAAGATGAACCATTCAATCAATGTTTACGAATTAAATAAGACTGCCCAGGACAGGCTTACAGAAAAATATATCGAAGCAGAGTCGTTAATATCTCTTCGGATTACAGGAAACCATAGGTTATACGGATATATGTCCGGCAGGGTGTTTAATATTCTATGGTATGATGACGATCATGGAGATAACAATACCTGCGTTTGCAGGTCTTATTTGAAGCATACATAACTATTCTGGTTCTGACACAAAAGGATAGCGACCAATTACGGTCACTATCCCTTTGTTATTCATAGGCGTATGTCTACCGACCTAGAATTTCTCCATCCATTCCAGAATACGATCAGCGGCGGCTTCCAGCTCCACATAGTAATTGATAATATCAATAGCGTATCTAGGTGGAATACCCACTTCTTCTTCGTATCTCTTGTTGATGGCTTTTAGATTGTACTCCTGCCCCAACCTCAGCAGAATCAGGTGGAGCAATTTCTTTTGTGTAATCCCAAAACGCTTACATATTCTGGCAAACCGATCTTGGCTTCTGGTATACCAGTCTGCGTATTTGGGGAGTGGCACTTGTCCACATTTTGTGGATAACTCAAATTCTGGTTGAGGGGCGTTTTCTGGTTTCTGCCGGAAATAACTCTTGACCAATCTCCGTTGAACATCCCATGACAGGTCATCCGTGAATGATTTTACTACCATAAGATAGCCGGATTCAGTTAGAACGGTTATGCCCTTGGGCGGGATATTTCCAATGGGTGAATTTCGTCCCTTGAGGTTTTCCCTTGTAATCAATGAATAATCTTCACCTTCTACAAAGCGTTTTCGATTTTGTTGAAAGTTCCGCTTTGCTGTTCCCGATGGTCTCCCATGCGCGTCGTCAATATCCCGGAAGGTAACTACCCTTTGTCCGTTCCATTCCTTGATGATAGGTACATTAGTTTCCCTTTCGGCAATCACATCGTTCATGCATGACACCGCCTCTCCAACCAGTTCAAATAGGCCAGACGGTTCCATTCATCATCGGACATAACCCGGATATTTAGCACCGGGATTTCGCGCGTCTCAGGACGCTTCATTTCACTTTTACTCATAATCAATCTCCTTCTTGGTTCGCAAGCAGGGAAGGCCGGGATATGTTTTTCACCGTCACCGGCTCGGTGAATCGCTACCTTGTCACCGTGCGTATTTTTTCTCTATATGTCAATTTACGGTGCAAGTTCTTCCCTGCTGCTTGATTTTTTTCACCAAAGGAGATATAATTAGGCAGGCCGCTCCTTTGGTGAGCTGTCGTTCAAGAGTTGCGTTCATTTGGTCTTGGGGGCAACTCTTATTTTTTGTTTATCTCTTGATAAACCATATCAATGCCTTTTCTGACAATTTCCGCTTTGCTCATTCCGGTTTGTTCAACACAGAAATTGAGTTTTTCAATATCTTTGTCAGAAAGCCGAAAGCCTGTCCAATTACTCTTAGGCTCATCGGTCGGCCTGCCTGTTCTTGGCGACAATATTATCACCCCCTTACTTTTGTTTGTGCATATATCATAATATATGTTTGTGCAAAAGTCAAGCAAAAAAGAGACTGTATTTCTACAGTCTCTGAACATCAGCATCTTCAATGTCTATAAAATAACCTTTTTCTCGCAACGCAATAAAGTAATCGTCTTCAAAAGACTTAAATTCTATCATTTCGTCTTTACGATACTCTTTATAGCTTTCGTAAATGGTCACACTTCCGGTTTTTTCGCTTTTCGCTTTTAGCAAATATTTGCCCGGGGGGATATCTTCACCTATTATGTATTGTCCCGGGGGATATATTCCTTTTTCTGGATCAAACACGCTTTTTGTCGCCTCCTTTTTTTCTAGCAAATGTTCTTTCGAAACACTTTTCAACACGACTTTGTTATTATCGGGGAAATAAACAGCAGACGCTTCGTTCAATTTTATTGATTCAACATGTTCATCAAACCCGTATGAAATATTTGTTGACGGCGCACCGGCAATGGGCGAACTCATTCTAACGTTATAATCATCGGCCTTTTCTTTATCTGCTTGAAATTCAGGCAAAATCTTGCTGCCTTTTTCACGGTTACACCTCCAACAGAGAGTCCATAAATTTTCTTCGGTTGTTAATCCTCCACGCGAAACAGGAAACTTGTGATCAACTTCTAAAAGCAAATGTTTCTCATCGTGTTTTGATATGCCACACATTTGACATTTATAATGATCCCTTGAAAGAATTTTCTTTCTCAACGAACTTGTCATCAGCGCGCGCTGCCCTGCAACACTTTTCCTAAACGTAATGACATCGGAAAGATAATTAATAAATTTATTAAGGTTGTCAATATCCAAAGTAATGTCACATCTAGTTTCTGCATATCCACCAGAACTGATATATTGAAATGAGTACTGAGGATATTCAATCTTTTGAAGATTAATATTTCTAAACCCTAATTCCCGTTGAAAACGATCGTATCCGTGTTGCCTAATAAGGCTAGGAATTTGGTCTTGTATTTGTGACAAAATGCTTTGCTTTTCTCTATTCAACAAATCAACGCCTTCTTTTGCGGCCTCTAAGTTATTAAGCAAATCTTCAAATTGTTCCAATGTTTTCTCGTTCGGCGTAATTCTGAAATATTTACAAATATATTTAAAGGGCTGCTTTCGCGCGCTGTCACAAATTTCCCTAGAGCACTGATAAACGTAACTGTAAGATGAAAGTTTCTTAAATTCAGGACGTGTATAATTGTGAATGCTTGCATCGTGATAATTAGCTTTTCCGTAATTTAATTGATTGTCTCCTATATGAATTTTTCTTAATTGAGAAATGTGTTCATTAAACTGATTGCAATTATCGACATGTGTTGCAATATTCTTTTTAAGTTCCAAAAAGTCTACACTTGGGTAATATTCCGCCTCAAGCTTTGCAAGCCTGCGTTGCCATGCAAAATTACTATTTCCTTTCTTTACAATTTTATTAGTAAGCCATATTCCAAGTGCAAATAGCAACCCTACACTAAAAATATATTGGGAATTTTCCAAAATCAATTCTATAATTACCATCACCATTGCAATTATTCCAAGCGTTCCCAAACACCCCATAATCCCTCTCCCCTCGTTCCATTTCCTTTTATTTTATCACAATTTGTAGTCGGAGTAAACAAGGTTTAGTCAAGAATAAGCCAACAAGCCAACAAATCGACCAACTAATCAGCCAACTTGCAAATTGATTAATCAACTTACACGCTTGTTGCAAGTTTGTTTTAAGATTGTTGCAAGTTTGTTGCAAGTTCGTGCAAAAAAGCACCCCGAAAGCGGGGTGCTCAAATTTTACAATATTTCTCCTGCCATCATCAGTGCATTTTTAGCCTTTGCCATAAAACTATTTTCTGCCAGATATTCTAAACCTTTGACAGTGATTTCTGGACGTATAGGCTCAGCAATATGCCTGAATTTATCTCCAAGCGCCCTTGCAATAACCAAGCCTTTGATATACCCCTCGTCCTGCATCATAATTAAAAGCTGTTCCCAACGATTAAAAGAAATGCCTAATTGTTCTGCCGATATTGTCCGAAAAGAGAACCTCTCATCTCCCATGTTCTTTTCCAGTTCCCGAAGAATCTTGTAAATAATTTTAAAATTATCCATACACAGCCCTCCTTAATGACATTATACCACAAAACCAAGGCTATGCGATATTATATTTTAGCGCATATAGCAATTCATCCAGAATGTCCACCAGTTCCCGGGCGTGATCTGCCATAAAGTTGCAAAGTCGCTCTTCTAAATCAATTGGGATGTTCACGTCATACTCAAAGCAGATAACGTGGCACAGCTCATGGGCGAGAACGTGTTCATGCTTAAAGCCATTTAATCTGTTGCTCATAAATACTGTCTTGACGGAATTATCTGTCACACCTAATGTCAAGCTACCATCGCTACGCCTGAGATTGTCGCTGAGCGGATTGCAGTACACCACAGACCACCTTTGACCGTTTACATAGAATGTCATGGAATCACCACCTTAAAAGGGGGGGGTGCCACAAAACGCGACACCCCTTAGTGTATTACTGGATTTTTGTTATGAGGGTCTGCATCTTCGTCTTGAGCATATTTTTCTCTTCCGGAGATGCGTCCCCAATCATCTCGGTAATGTCAGAACTCAGCTCCTGCATATACTTTTCAAGCTCTTTCATCTTCTCCTTTTTGTCTTCGGGAGAATTGCCTTTGTGCATTTCCTTGGACTCCATATATCCACGTCTTGCAGATCCGGAGCGTCCTTCTTTGCTGTCGCGTCCGCCACCATACTGTCCTTCAGAATAACCGCGGGAGCCGCCACTTCCACCAGACATGCCGCCAGACTGGCCTCCTCCAGAATAGCCACCAGAACCACTACTCATGCCCTGAGAATCACCAGAGTAATACATGCGGCCCACGCCTCTGTCCATGTCGCGCATATACTCCATGTCATCCATTGGCATCATGTGGTCATAGCCACGGCGCATATAACGTCCGGTTCTGCTGCTTCTGGGCTGTCCACGATAGCCTTTTCGATGTTCCTCGCTCATTGGCCCTTCGTGGTCATAGTCCTCGCCGTACTCAGCATCTTCCATGGCAACTACCAGAGTCCGATAATACTGTGCCTCCGACAGATCTTTTATCATGTCAGTAACTTTGCTCATTTCTTCGGCGTCAATCTGCTCGATACCTTTCTTGTCGAACTCAGCCTTGGCGCAGCATGTCAACATTTCAATCATTTCGTGCATTTTCTTGATATCCATAGTCATACCTCCTTATGCACCTGCCACCGGTGCGGTTCCGTCAATCGCAGCTAACGTGGTGTCTCTCGCTCCACACAGTCTGCCTAACAGTCTGAATGCACCGCCTGTCGCCGTGGTAGTAACCTTAGTGGCGTATCTCGTTCTGGTTCTCAGCTCAGCTGCCGTAACCTGTGTGCCGTCGCACCGATTCAGAGGATAAAGCACCGTACCATCTCCGATGGTAATAAATACCGGAGCAGTAATGGTTGTAGCATCTGGAATTGCCTGCGCCACCACAATGCAATACTTATCGCAATTCCCGTAAGACCCAGCCGGAATATTAATAATCAAGTTAGGGGCAGTAAAGGTTACAGCTTCAGACAAAATCAAATTGTCACATAACCGACAAACATTTTTACATGCCATTTTATTTACCTCCTTAAATCAATGTGGGGCAGAATTACCCGCCCCACAGAATGTTATCAGCCCGTATAGGCGAAGTTATTCAATTTTGAGATTCTGTCAGCCGCAGCCACAACCACAGCCGCCGCCACTGTAACCAGTTCCAAAGTTAAATCCAAAAGGATTGTAGCAGCAGTTGGGATTAGGAACGACATAAGCCGGCACGGGACAGTCAGCTCCCAGTCTGCGAATCAGTTCTGCGGTCTGTGCCTGCTGATTAGCAGTGATAAAAGCGTTCTGCTCAGCCTGAGAAGCTTTGAACTTAAGACCCTGATTCTCTGCCTGGAGAGTAGCAATCTTGTCCTGTACAAGGAAGTCCATAATACTTCTGGTGCTGTCGTTGATTGCGTGCTTAATGTCGCAAGCCTGAGTAGCCATGTTGTAGTTAATGCCATCGATAGCTCTCTGGGTCTGGCAGCAGCAGTCGGAAATCTGGTGTCCCAGAGTGTTGAATCCCTGCTGTACATTGTAGCCCAGATTGCAAATTGCATTGTCTACACCATGGAAACCGTTAGTGATGGTGCCGCTAAGAGCATAAGTGCTATCAGCCAAACCGTAAGTCTGATTATCCAGTTTGGAAATCAAGGTCTGCTGATCTACTGCATTTCTCACATCTGCCTGAGTAGCACAGCCGCATCCGCAATCTCTTCCACCACCAAAGCCGCCAAAGCCCTGACCGCCGCCAAAGCCCCAACCACCAAAC